CTACCAGCCTTTGGATGTACTTCAACCTCTATGGTTTCAGAAACAGCCCGTAAGAAGTCTGATAAGCGTGGTGAGATTGTTAATGGAATTGTTAACTTTTCTGATTTACAATCACAGATGTTTAATGCTGCTGATAGATATGTTACCTATGGATTTGTTCCAGCACAGGTTGAAATTGATATTGATGAGAACATGCCTCGCATTAGATTCTTTGATTCATTAGGAAGTTATCCAGTTATTGACCGTTATGGTCATGTAACTATGTTCTTCCAGCGCATGATGAAGCCAACAGAAGAACTAATGGCTAAGTATCCAGAAGTTGCTCACCTTATTTACGACAAAAACAATACTTCAACCATCTCTGAGATTGTTCGTTTCCATGATAAGGACCAAGATGTTCTATTCATGCCTAATAAAAACAACTTAGTATTAGATAGAGCACCTAACCCAATGGGTGAGTGTTTAATTCGTGTCGTACAACGACCTTCATTAGATGACCAATCCCGTGGTCAGTTTGATGATGTACTTGCTATTCAAGTTGCTAAAGCACGCTATGCGCTACTTTCACTTGAAGCAGCAACTAAAGCAGTTCAGGCACCGATTGCGATGCCTCTGGATAGTCAGGAGTTAGCCCTTGGACCTGATGCAATTATGCGTTCCTCCAAACCTAATGAAATTCGCAGAGTCCCACTTGAACTTCCTGGAAATGTGTTTGCTCAGTCACAAGTTCTTGAGCAAGAACTCCGTCTAGGTTCTCGTTTTCCAGATGCCCGAACAGGTAATATTGATGCTTCAATCATTACTGGTCAGGGTGTTAAGGCTCTTATGGGTGGTTTTGATACACAAATCAAGACTGCACACGCTATGTTTGCCCGTACATTTACAGAATTGTTAGCGTTAGCGTTAAGAGTTGATGAAAAAGTATTTGGTAATATAGAAAAAGAACTCAAAGGTGTACACAATGGCACCCCTTACAGTATTAAATACAAGCCAAGTCGTGATATTGGTGGCGATTACACAGTAGATGTTCAATATGGACTCATGGCAGGACTTGACCCTAACCGTGCATTGGTCTTTGGACTACAAGCACGAGGCGATAAGTTAATTTCTCGTGACTTCTTACGCCGACAAATGCCTTTCTCTTTCAATGCAACACAAGAAGAACAAAAAGTTGAAACAGAAGAACTCCGTGATGCTATGAAACAAGCAATCGCTTCTTATGCACAAGCAATACCTGCCCTTGCAAGTCAAGGACAAGACCCATCCGACATCCTACGCAAACTTTCGTATGTTATTAGTGCTCGCCAAAAGGGAACTGCTATTGAAATAGCAATCCAAGAGGCGTTCCAACCACAGAATCCCACACCTGCTGCAGCCCCAGGCTCAGTAAGTCCCGAATCTATGGGCATGCCAAGTGAGAGCGCAGCAGGTGGCGGGCAACTTCCAATGGGCTTGAGCGAAACTGGTCGTATGCAAGGAATTGCTCCTGGACAAATCATGCCAGGTGGTCGCCCTGATGTATCTTCACTTCTCGCTGGGTTAAATAACCGAGGCGAAGCAAACCTACAAGCAACAGTCGCACGGCGACAACCTATCTAAAGGGGAGGAGGGTAACCATGGCAAATACAAGCACAGCAAAGTATCCAAACAACCAACCTGGTAAGGCATCAAAGCCTGCTAATCAGGGTGGTGCTGGAAAAGCAAATGTAGCAGGACCTGTTAACGCTGGTATGCCTAAGGCTTCTAAGCCTTCTGCATCAACCACAATGTTTTCAAAGCAACCATCAGGAACACGAGGCACAAAGTAAGCCTCAAACCTGAGTAAGTTTAAAAACTGCTCACTACTTTTAAATACTGACCTTAATTGGAAAGGAGATGCACATGGCATCAGGAGGCAACCGCCCAACTGCAGGACAAAACAACTATGCTGTTTCAGCAACAGGTGGCAGTGGTAATGGCGGAACACAAGCAGCGCAAGCAATGACAGGTGGACCTTATGGCGAGAATCAAGCCATGATGGAAATGCAAACATCTGCACCAATGAGCGCTTCTCCAACCTTTGCAGCAACTCCTTCAAGTGGTCGCCCACAAACAGCCCCAACTGGACAACAAATTGTTCCGTTAGATGCACCAACACAACGCCCTGATGAGCCAGTTACTACTGGTATTGATGCAGGAGCGGGTGCTGGTAGCGAAGTTATGTACGCAAAAGACCAAACTCTGGCAACAGAGGACCGTCAGCGTATGATTACTGCATTGCCAACTCTTGCAATTCTTGCAGAATCTCCTTCATCCTCTAACGCCTTCCGCAATTATGTTCGTTATTTGCGGAGCGTTCTTTAATGAGTTTTTCTGACAATCTCGGTAATTTTGCCAGCAATCAATTAAATAAAATTGGTAATGAAATTGGCTGGACTGTATTAGGACACGATATTGCATCTGTGGCATCCAATGATAAGTCTTGGGTTGGCGATGCATTTCAAATAGCAGGAGATGTTTTTAAAGGTTCTCTTGCCGCTACCACTTACATACCTCGTAAGGCTCTAGGTGCAGCGTTTAATGATGTTATCCTTCCAGTTGCCCGTACTTCATACAATGTCGGTGGCAAATATGTTCGTGAACCTTTATCTGCTGGTCTAGTTGGCTTAGCCACTAATGATTGGCAACAGTCTTGGGCACAGCGTGGAGAAATCTCTGCAGGTCAGGCTACTGCATACTTACAGTCACGATTTGACCCAACTAAGTCAGCCCTTCGTGGTGACTTTAATATCTTTGATGCTAATGACCGTAAAGTTTTTGATACTAACTGGGAATATCGCACGCTATCAGGTGCCTATGATACCTTCTTTTCAACCGTAACTGACCCACTAGGTAAGGTTGGTAAGGCTGCACAACTTGCTCGTAAGGCTCTAGTTTTACAACCAATGGGTGCAACTGATGCTGGTTTAGCGCAATTAAGTAAAGATTTTTTAATACCAAAGAGCACACGCAATGTAACTATCCTTTCACCACAAACTCTTGCTACTAAAATCAATGAGGGTCGTGATGCAACTGGTGGACTTTACAATAGCATGGAGTGGTTTGCTAAAAACGATAAGTTAGCAATCCGTAATCACCCTATGGTTTCTGCATCTAACGATGCTGATACGCTTTCATACTTACTTGGTGAGGCAAAAACTACAGATGATGTAGCAGATGTACTACTTGCCACTGCAACTAAAGACACAGAGGCTATGGCTCGTCTAGTTGCAAAGCGTAAAGACATGGCTTTTGTTATGGATAAATTAAAGCCAGTATCTGAACTTGATAAACAAATTATGAACAATATGCCTACTAACGCTATTGTTGAAGATTTAAATATTCTTGATGCTGCAGCAACACATGTTGCTTATGCTATGAACGACCCTTATATTAAGTATCTAACAGGTTTAAACACAAAAGGTCTTGATTTAGCCAAGCGTACATTTGGTAATGCAGCAGCACAGCGTGGTGCTATCCGCTCTGCTGAACGCCAAACATCTCGTGCATTAGGTGAAACACCATCACCAACTTCATATCCAACACTTGGTATTTTTCAACCAACTAAGTATCACCCAGTAGTAGCAGTAGTTAACTTTGCTGAACGATGGGCTGGAGAACGCCCTGCTGGTTATTTTAATGCTAACCACTCTGATTCATTTAATGAAATAAAAGCAATGGGTGGCATGCTCCGCCGTATTGTTGGTGATGAGGCTGCTGCTCCTATCATTGCCCGTCATTATGATGATTTTATTACAGCGGGAGATATACCTGAGGCTCGTGCTCGTGTGGCTGCATCTTTTGAAGAATTAGGAATTGCTCAAGTTAATAAGTCACTTGGTATTTCAGATGAAACTGCTAAGTATATTTGGGATGCTTACAAAGGTCGCCGTAAAACTGCAATGGATAGTATCCGTGACCGTAAGTTCTTAATGACAAATGATGGAACTATTCTTAAGATTCCTTATCTTGAACGCCAAGGTGCTAACGCATTACCAATGGTTGACCTAGAAAATTATGCTCGTGTTCTTAAAGAGAACAGTGGTTTGATTAAGGCTATTGACGGTAGCCATGGCATTGTTGACCCAGATGAATTTAAATACATTGCTGGAATTATGAACGATATGTGGAAGGCTTCTGTACTTCTACGCCTTGGTTATACAGTGCGAAATGTTGGCGAAGCATCAATGTCTATCATGGCTAAAGGTTATGGATTAGTTGCTGCTTCAGAATTAAGTACCGAAGGTGTTAAGAAATGGTACAACAATCGTGTTATTGGCGTAGAGCGTTTAACTGATAAGAATTTAGTATCTAAAGGTTTGCGTGAAGATTCAGTAAAACTTCGTCAGAACCTTGCAAGCGTTCAACAAGACCGTGCACAAATTGCTAGTTTAAACAAAGATATTGACGAGCACATGGCTGCTGTTGAAATTGCGTTTAAACGAGGACAACTAACAGAAGAACAAATGATGGAGTTCTTAGATGTTTCCTCATACCGCACAGGCGAGTTTATGTACCATGGTTCACCTACTGGACTTACTGGATTAAACCCTAAGCGCCCATTAGCGATGAGTTACTCAGCCGAAGTAGCAGAAAAATATGCCGATGCTGGTATGCGAACCATCTCAGCAACTGAGATTCAAAAGCGTTTAACTGGTACTGCTGGTCGTTTACCTAAGAACATTGAACTTGCTCCTGCAGCAGATATTGGAACTCCAGAAGTTTTTGCTCAGATGCCAGCAAGTGAATTTAAAAATGTTGAAAA